TGCAATCAATTCTTATCTTCGGGCGATGTTGGCGGTGCTTACGACTGTGGACACTACCGATCTGTCGGCAGCGCTCCGCACCTACGATTCGATGAGCGCAATGCTCACGGACAACGCAAGCAATGCAACCGATGGGGTGCAGGAAGAGCAGTCGATTACCGAATTGGCTTGATCCGTCGCATTGGGCTGGCCCAGGTAGAAGAGCTGGAAGCAGATCAGACAGTCAAAAAATGGGGCATAGCAGATTTACTGGAGTTAAAAGCGCAGTACAAGCAAAAACTGAAGGACTTGAAAGGAGGGCGTCATGGTGGTTAAGAAAAAGCTAGTGGTCGCAGTCGGGGAAACAGGAGAGCGGATTGGTGAAGATCATCCTAATGCTCGCTTAAACAATGAGCAAGTAGATCGGATTCGCGATTTAAGAGAAGACTTTGGCCTGACCTATGCTCAGTTAGCTGCCATGTATAGCGTGACTAAATCTTGTATTGCAGGGATCTGCCAGTACCGACGCTATGTGAGTACGCCATTTGGATTCAAGACTTTGATTGTGGAAGCAGAAGATGCCCAGCAAGCCTAATAAAATAGTGAAAAATAATCCCAAGGTAAAGCCTCCAGCAGCAGGAAGGGGTAGGCCTAAAGGCGCTCCGAATAAGAACACCAAGGCGCTAAAAGACATGATCCTGGGTGCGTTAGATAAAGCGGGTGGTGAAGAGTATCTGCAACGCCAGGCTGATGACAATCCTAATGCTTTCTTAGCGCTCATTGGTCGCGTGCTGCCTACTGAAATGAAAGGCAGCTTAGAGGGTAATCTCATTGTCAATGTGGTGACGGGAGTACCGCGTGAGTAAAGAGTTCAGCCTTGGGCTGGGCTATTTTCCCCGCGACTGGCAGCGTAAGTGCCATGTAGAACGCAAGCGCTTTAATGTGTACGCCCTGCATCGTCGGGCGGGTAAGTCTGAATTTGCCATCATGGAGCTGATCGATAAAGCAGTTGATTTCAAGCTAGAGCTGGGATTCTTCATTTACATCGCGCCATTTTTAAAGCAGGCCAAGGCAATTGCCTGGTCAAGACTCAAGGCCAGACTAGAGCCAATGCGTCAACATGGCATGGTCGAGATCAATGAGTCTGAGTTATCAGTCAAGTTCAAACACAATGGCGCGATCATTCGTATCTTTGGTGCGGATAACTATGAGGCGCTTCGAGGCCTTCGGATTGATGGAGGGGTCATTGACGAAACAGCGCAAATAAAACCCGAAGTCTGGCAGGATGTGGTTCAACCAGCAACCTCAGACAGAAAGGGCTGGATCATCTTCATTGGGACGCCACAAGGGGTCAACCTTTTCTCAGAGCTGTATTACAAAGCTAAGACGCTGCCTGATTGGACTAGCGCAAAGTTCACTGTGTATGACACCCATTCAATTGATGCCGATGAAGTAGAGCGCTTAAAAAGGGATATGAGCGAAACATCATTTGCCCGTGAGTATCTTTGCGACTTTACGGCTGCGGGTGATGATCAGCTTATGTCCTTGGCAGATGTAGAAACAGCAGCTCAGACTGAATACAAGCCAGGCGAAATGGATTATGCAGCCAAGATCCTTGGCGTTGATCCTGCTAGGTTTGGTGATGATCGCTCTGTCATATTCCCAAGACAAGGGATGGCAGCGCTTACTCCCGAAGTATATCGAGGGATCGATAACATGGATCTGGCCTCCAGGGTAGCAGCCAAGATTGAATCCTGGAAACCTGATGCTGTCTTCATTGACTCTGGTAATGGATCAGGAGTCATTGATCGATTGAGGCAGCTTGGATACGATGTGATTGAAGTGCATTTTGGGGGCAAGGCATTAGATCCTGGCTACCTTAATAAGCGTGCTGAAATGTGGTTTGAACTTGCTTCATGGATTAAGCAAGGCGGGTCAATCCCCAACAATGTCGATCTCAAGCAAGACTTGGCAGCACCGATCTATTGGTATGACAACGCAGGTCGTAAACAATTAGAACCCAAAGACGATATTAAAAAGCGTGGCTTGCCCTCACCAGATCTGGGTGATGCCCTGGCGCTAACCTTTGCGCAACCCGTTGCGAAACTATCAATGCTTGATAAATCCCGTCAACAAAATGAGCGTAAACGCGAATTTAACCCCTACGAACACCTCGGATGAAACCTATTTATCGATTACAGTTTGATTTCTTTGACAACGGCACAGTCGCAGTAACAGAAGGAGGCGCGCCCAGACAAGAGAAGCCAGAAATGTATGCAGCGATTTCTTTTGCGCTGCGGGGCATGGCAGATGTTTTAGAGCAAGATAAGAAGAAGCTCTCTCAAGGGTAGTAGTGCGCGTACTGGCAGTCTAAATACTTAGCATAGGCTTAACTAATTGTGAGGCCGCACAATGCAAGTAGCACAAGACGAAGCACAAGTCGATATTGGTATCGATAAACTCCACACTGAATCCGATATGGGCGCGGTGGTGGAATCCTTTTCGACTCCTGCTTTAGATCGCAGGGATCGTATTCAATCCTTTGAAAATGCCTTGATGGGATTGCCTCAAGTCGAACTTCAAGTAAAGCATTACTTTGCGGGTGGAATGTACGCCAGAGAAATGTTTATCCCTAAAGGCACGATGCTTACGGGCGCGATGCACTTGTTTGAACACATCAATGTATGTAGTCAAGGCGACATTTCTGTATATACAGAAGACGGCATTAAGCGCGTACAAGCGCCTGCCACATTGGTATGCCCTCCAGGATCTAAGCGGATTGGCTACGCCCATGAAGACACCATCTGGATTACTTTTCACGCCACTGATGCCAAGACAGTAGAAGAGGCAGAAGCCACATTGGTCATGGCAAATCACGACGGCTTGACTTATGCCGATGCAAAACAACAAATCAAGGAGTTATCACAATGAGTTTCGGTATATCAGCCGTAGCATGGGCAGGGTTTGCTGCTGCAACAGCAGTCACATATAGCGCTTATACGGCTTCACAGAGCGCAGCCAAAGCCAATGAAACCCAGCAGCAGGCAATGCAACAGGCCAAAGTAATTGCAGATCAGCAAGCCACGACACAAACAGAACAGATCAATCGCGCTAATGCAAAGTCGCCAGATACGGGCGCATTGCTCTCTGCTAACCAGCAATCAGCCAAAGGAGGTATCAGCGGCACGATGCTTACTGGCCCTGCTGGTATCGATCCCAATACTTTATCCCTGGGCAAAAGCTCATTACTAGGTGGCTAAATGACTCCCGAAGAAATCATCCGTGCTGATGCTGATGAGCGTGAACTAGATCACGAACCCATCTTTAAGACGATCAGTCATTGGATTGATAAGGGTGAGGCCGTTGCTTTTCATGAGGGCGATTCTGTATTGCTAGTCAAAAAGATTGGCGATAAAGAAGCCGAGCTGCACCTATTTACAAGTGATAAGCCAATGGCGCTCGTTAAGGCCGTGATGCGATTCATTGAGCGTATTCGTGAATCCAATCTGGAATATGTCTATGGCAAGGCCGACAAAGACCACATCATTGAAATGCTCAAGATGCTGGGTATTCCTGTCATGGACTCCGATAAAGAGCAATACAACTGGAAAGCCAAAGTGGAATGAGATATGGACTGGACTCATTCCTTCCTATTGGAGCGTTCGAGCATTGCGGTGATCGTCGTATTCGCTTGCATGGTGGTGGTGGGGGCATTGTTTCCGCCGTTACTGATCCAATTTCCTCTGCATTAGGTACAGATGGTGGAGGCGGTGGCGCATTAGGAGCGATCAGTAGTGCAACGCAAGCGGTAGGCAAGGCTGTATCCGATATAGGCAATACTGCCGTCACAGTAGCAAAGCAGGCTGGCGATGTTGTTGTCAATGACATTAAAACGATTGGCGATGTCGGGACAAATCTGGCGCATGGTCAGTTTGGTGGCGCTCTTAAAGCAACTTTTAATGGAATAGTAGGCGACATATCCATCATTACGGGTGGCAGCGCAAATCCACAGCGCCCTCAAACCAATCAAACTCTAGGCGCTCCAGGCGCAGGCAGTCAAACCATTGTCGCTGGTAATACTCAGCAAAACGCAACTTCACTAAACGATCAATCGGTATTGGGCGCGCCACAAGGATCAGGATCGCTAACCACGCGAACTATTAGTGGGCCAGATAACACCTACAAATTAAACAAAAGCACGATGTTAGGACTATAAAACTATGAGCGAATACACGGGCGATAACCAGCCAAATACTAAATCACCAGATAGAGATAAGCTCTATACCCGCTGGGGTCAACTCAAGAGTGAACGCGCTTCTTGGTTATCCCATTGGAAAGAGATCAGCGACTATATGTTGCCAAGATCAGGCCGATTCTTTATCCAAGATCGCGACAAAGGCTGGCGCAGACACAACAATATCTATGATTCAACTGGCACAAGAGCATTAAGAGTCTTGGCTGCGGGAATGATGAGCGGGATGACTTCTCCTGCGCGCCCTTGGTTTCGATTAGGCATCTCAGATCATGAATTGATGCAGTATCAGCCAGTCAAAGTCTGGCTTAATCAAGTCACTAGCCTCATGCTAGAGATCTTTCAAAAGGGCAATACCTATCGCGCCCTGCACTCCATGTACGAAGAGCTAGGTGCATTTGGTACATCGGCCTCGATTGTGATGGACGATTATCAAGATGTGATCCGTCACTATCCATTGACGACGGGTGAATTTGCGATAGCCACTGACTATCGTGGTCAGGTCAATACGATCTATCGCGAGTTTCAAAAGACGGTTCATGAGCTAGTAGGGGAGTTTGGCTACGATAAATGCTCTAACTCAGTACGCACAATGTATGACAGGGGATCGCTTGATCAGTGGATCACCATCATTCACGCGATTGAACCCAGATCAGATCGTGATCCAAGTAAGAAAGATGCGCTCAATATGGCCTATCGTTCTTGCTATTTTGAACTCAATGGTCAAAAGAATCGCTATCTTTCTGAATCAGGATTTAAGCATTTCCCTGCATTAGCTCCGCGCTGGGCAACATCAGGTGGCGACATCTATGGCAATAGCCCTGGTATGGAAGCACTGGGCGATGTGAAGCAGCTTCAGCATGAACAGCTCCGCAAGGCACAAGGTATTGATTACAAAACCAAACCGCCATTGCAAGTACCAACTTCCATGAAGAATCGTGACATCGAAACGCTGCCAGGTGGCATTTCCTTTGTCGATGCCTCTTCTAATGCGCAAGGAATTCAGACCGCTTTTGAAGTCAATATCGATCTGAACCATCTATTAGCTGATATTCAAGATGTACGCGAGCGGATTCGTGGCTCTTTTTATGCCGACTTATTCCTCATGTTGGCAAATCAAGCCGACTCTCGCATGACCGCAACGGAGGTGGCAGAGCGTCATGAGGAGAAATTACTCATGCTAGGCCCAGTATTAGAGCGCTTACAAAATGAGCTGCTAGATCCATTGATTGAAATGACCTTCAATCGCATGATGGCTGCTGGAATCGTGCCGCCTCCACCAGAAGAGCTGCAAGGTGTTGAGATCAATGTGGAGTTTGTATCCATGTTGGCTCAAGCCCAGCGTGCCGTAGCGACCAATGGCGTTGATCGCTTTATGGGCAATATCGGCATGGTGGCGCAGCTAAAACCCGAAGTCTTGGACAACATCGATGCCGATAAGTGGGCAGAAGTGTATTCCGATATGTTGGGCGTCGATCCTGAGTTAATCGTACCAAGCGACAAAGTAGCTCTGATTCGCCAGGACAGAGCAAAGATGGCTCAAGCCCAATCGCAGCAAGCAGCACTGGCTCAAGGCGCACAAACTGCCAAGACATTAGCAAGCGCCGATACAGGCAAACAAAACGCCCTCACAGATGTGATGGGAATGTTCTCTGGCTACAACCAACAACCTCAATAAAGGAGCAATACCATGCCATATCCATTTTTAGATACCACCAATGATTACAGCCCGATTAACGATTTACAGCCTGTAACCCCTAGCGATTCCACTGATTTGCCAAACGGTTTATCACGCGGAATGTTATTTACTACCGCAGGCAATGTGACTTTCATTACAGCCAAGGGTACGCAAGTAACTATTCCCGTCAATACCAACTGGTTTGGCGCAGTGCAATTCATTCGTGCCAAGCGCATTTTGGCTACTGGCACAACTTCTACTGGCATTTTTGCCTGCTACTAAGGATCAGTCATGACTTTAAAGAATATGGCAGTCCAATATGACGATAACGAAATGGTCGAAGCGCAAAACAATCCGTATGGCTATGGCCTTTGTATTCGCCTCAATCCAAAGCAATGCGAGATCTTGGGTTTATCCACAGTCGAAGCAGGAACAGTGCTTTCTCTACGCGCTATGGCAGTCGCCACGCAAGTGACTCAAGAAGTCGATGTGGGTGAGGATGACAAAGAGCTGTATTTGGAATTGCAAATTACCGATATGGAAATTGGCAATGCGAGTAACAGTTCCAAAGCGTCGGCTACTTTGTATGGTGCAGATACCGATTGAGTGCGCGTACTTACACAGTAAACGCATAAATTTATTCTATGAGTGATTTTGATCCATTTGACCTAAGAGGTCAGGAGCGCAAGAAAGACGAGTCTGACGAGCGCATCAAACTGATTATCGATCAGGAAAAAGACGATTTTAAATGGCTCATGGGTAGCAAGAGAGGCCGTCGCATTGTGTGGCGGCTGCTGGAGCGTACTGGTGTGTACCGCAGTTCGTTTAC